TTGCACCCTTGAATGCAATTACGAAGCTATTATGACGAGAAGCCTGGAAGTCAAGATACAGATTATAAGTATACTCAAATGCAGAACCAGTTTCGGCACGGGCATTGTAGAACATATCCCTGCGATAACTTGCGCTATCAGAGGCAATATCAAGGTTCTTGGGGTTGCCAAACAGAATAGAGCCATACAATGTTGAGTCGCTTTCGTGAGTTTCATTGATACTTAACCAGCCGGGAATTGCTACCAGCGAATGACCCATGAAGGGAGGCACATTGCCGTTGGTCAGGATATCTTCTTTGACGGGGTTGGAGGGATTAGTAATATCAGAACGAGACGCAACATAAAGGTCAACATCTCTCTGCGACATCATGAATACCTTTCCCGTGTCACTTCTGAACTCGGCAGGCATAGACTCATACACTTTGCGCATAAGAGCAATAAGGTTTGAGCCATTATAATTAGAGCCAGTCGCACTGGTTGCATCAACCTTATGAGGAGTCAGATAACGACCCAAGAAGCCCTGAACCTTGATTGTGCCATATGTATTGGTGTTAGAGCCATCTGCCGCTTGCAACATCTTATTAAAACCAAGATTGAGGTCATAGAAATCTTCAGTGCTGGCGTAATTTCCGCCCAAGCCATTGATGGCAAGATTTAGAATATCATTGCCCAAAGCAATAGCCACATCATTGAGAACTTCATTCTCAAAGTTGGGGTTATGCAGATTGTCAATAACAGTCTGAAGCGGAATATCCTTTTGCAACTGAGCATTCTTGAGCCACATATTGATTCCAAAATTGTGCACAATACGCTTGTTAATGGTAGTAACAGCACTGCCCTTCTGCTCATTGGAAACCAAGTTCTTGCTGGTAATTGCGGCGCCCTTGACATCCGTGACCAAGCTTTTTACAATACGAGTATTGAATAACTTGAGATAGGGGCTCTTGTCATAGATATAGCGTATGGCTATTTCTGCATCTTTTTCGCTCAGGCTTCTGCCACGAGTAAAGTCGAGAGTTGTTTCGTCAACTTCACTTTTCTGGACAGGAATGCCATCGGAATCCGTAATTTCGTAGCCCGCATGTTTAGACAGCAAATAAGCGGCCAGCGGGCTAAACTTAGGCGCATTACCCTCATTAGCGGAGGCAACGCCACGCTCAAAGCTCTTTTGCAAAACGTTAATAAGATTAAGAGCATCCTTTGCATCAATAGTAAGATTTTTTAATTCCATTTTAATTTCTCCTATAACAAACCGTGACCAGCCGGAGCGGAGCGTTTGATTTCTACATGAGTAGGCACAGCTACAGAGGACTCAGTCTGTTTGTCGTTTAGTTTATCATTTGTTTCAATGAGAGACTTGTTAATTTCAGCAAACTTGCTTTCAAATCTCTGCTCCATTTCTTTCAGGGATTGCAAAAACTGCTCTCCCACGCCTTTAATAACCGTTTCGATTGAGACAACTTCTGGATTTTCTGCGGTCTTTTCAACAGTAGAGGTTTCAGTTTCAGGTGTTTCAGGCTCAGTTGTTTCTGGAGCAGTTTCAGATTCAGGTGTCTCAGTATTTGTTTCGGGCTCAGTTGCAGTAGTGGTATCACCTACAACTGAAGTTTGAGGTTGTGTTTTTGGTTCTTCAGTTGGAATATCAGCTGACTTTGCAACAGTAGAAATCTTCTTATCAATATATTCCGCAGCAGACTTCATCGATGCTGAAAGAGCAGTTAGCTGCTCCTCGCTCGCAGAGTCCCACGAAATAGTGTTAAAGAAATCTTCTTGCATTATCTCCATGATAAAGTATGGGTTTTTTGACATTAAATCAAATGTCTTTTCCATTTCCTCATCAAAGGTTTTAGAAAGGCCAATAGCTTCAAGAACCTTGTTTATCCATGATTTCATTGTTGGTTCTCCTTTGCTCGTTTTGGCTTCACGAGAAATACCAAACATCGAATAACCTGTTATTTCGCCGTCTTTCCATGCTTCCCAAATGTCCTCACTGGCACGTGTAACCAAGACCCAACTACCTGCCTTGACAACATTATCACCAATACTTAGGCTCACTGGTGCAACATAGCTTTCGACAACCACGCCAGCACCAGCCAGCAGGTTATGTTCAGTGTCAATGTTACGGTAATACTCAAGAAACTCATGAGCAGTTTTTTCAATTTCGTCTTTTGTCATAAAATCGCCATAGGTGTCCTCGGCGTCAGGCTCGTAAACAATGCCATATAGCAGGCGTTTTTCGCCAACGTTGTCATCCTTTGAAAGAAACCTTACCTTGAACTCCGCATCAGCCTGCTTGCAAGCAGATTTGGCAAGAAAGAATTGCTTCTTATTTGCACCACGTCTCACGTATGAAACATGAGTAATGGTAACATCGCTAAGTTGTCGCTTTTTCTTTATTGTTTTCATATTTTACCACCTATAACCTTGTTGTGCTTTCATCATTATTTTTGTTTGGGTCAAGATTATTAGACGCCTGCCCGTCACCTTGACCTAAGTCAGAATTATCGCTTGTATGCAGGTCACCATCTTTATTAGGCTTAACAGATAAATTGCCCATGTGTTCAGTTTCGCTCTCGTCCTGTGGAGTATCCTTAAGGTCAATCGGCCTGAGGCGCAGAAACATTTGCCTGATTTCATTCACAGATAATACTCTGTTGCCAAACTCATCAACCATATTGTAATACATGTTGGCAATAATAGCATCGTCTTTCTCGTTAGAAATATTCATTCCGTTCAGACTAAACTCACAATTGACACCAAACTCAAGCTCAAGAAATCTGTTGATAAAATCAACAATAGTCTTTTGCTCCGGCTGTGATACAGTTTCCATAAACAGCTTCAGGTCAGTTATGCCAGCCGAGCCTCCACCAAAGTTTCCGCCCTGTGATAGGCCAAGCAATTTGGGATGAACTCTACACTTAAGCGCAATCTTAAACTGTATTTTATCTGCCAAAGTAATAAACTGTTCATCAATAGATTTTGAAAGCGGCACTAATTTAATCTGAGCTTTCTCGTTCGGCACAGACAGAAATAGCATCTTGTGCGAATTTGCAACGCCCTTGAGATTGTTCTCAATGAACTTTTTAATCTTCTCGTAGCTCTTTTTGGTTAGCTTTCCGCCGGTAATTAAAACCGCCCAGGCAGGCTGTCCACCGTTAGAAAAGAAGTTGATGTTATACTGGTCTGTCAAATAGGATTGCTTAATTAAGTCAAACAAATGTGATGTATCCGGCTTGCCATAATAAAGATTTTCTTGCGATGGCTTTTTCATGTGCAGGCAATAGTGCACGCCATCTCGTGTTTTGGATGACACAGGGTATGGCTCAAACACAGTCGGGCTGGAACAACCATTAGGAATATACATATACTTATCAATCTCACGTAGAGTGTTGCCAAACCTATCAACCTTTGGCTTAATATACATATCCTTGGCGGGCAGGGAATACAAAGACCTCTTGTTCCCGCTCTTCACAAATTCAAGAAAACAATTATCAAATAACTCAAAATCTGTATATATGTTCTTGAGAATAGAGGTAAATGTATCATTAAAGTTTCTGTTTGGTGATTTGAAAAAGTCAATAACATCTTTGTGTTTGTCAATGTCCTTATAGCCGAACGAATAGCCCCGCCCAATTGCTGTGTCAACCTTGATGGCAATACAGGTTTGATAAGTTATATCAATAGCCTTATATGCCAGAATTTGCGAGGGATTATAGGGAGGCAAAATACACCCATTAGACCTAATGCTTTGTGGAGTAGCAAGCTTGACAGAACTCTTTGGCAAACTTATTGACTTAGAGATAGGCGCAAAAAATACTTCATCAGCACCAAGAAACTCTTTCTCAACTGTGCTGCCGCCAACAGGCTCTTCTGAAACAACTTTAACTTCGTCTTTCAATTATATTCTCCCTAAAATATTTCAACATCAGAATCTTCTTCTTCAGTATCGGGTTCATTATTATTTTCCACATATTTAGTGTCAAGCATTTTATTTCCATAACCGACAGAATCTATTTCAACGTCGAAGGATTCAGACATCATTGACAACAGTCCAGCCATAGAGTCGGGCGCATCATCCTTTCCATATTTATATTTTCCATAGTTGGATAGATTAGACATAAATCGCCTATAATGGTCGTCTTGTTCATCATCTTCAAGAAAGTAACAGCTATTCTTAATTTCGCCTAATGCAAGCATAATTCTGATTTCTTTATTACTTGATGTTGAGCGATAATCTATGTCAAGGCCAATCGCACTGAACAAGTTCTGATTGTTTCTTTGCAAATTCATGGCAAATTCAACTCCGCCCTGATTACTCTCAAACACAAAATCATCTGGCTTGAAGTAAGCAATCTTTTCAAGCAACGGTCTCTCCAGCGCAACGCTGTCTTCATTAGAAAATACTACGCCTACAATATATTTCTTGTCACCATATCTATAGCAGAATGGGGCGGACAAATTATCGGTGCCCTTATTTGCGTAATCACACCAGCCCAGAACTTCGTCAGGATTTCCCAGCTTTTCAATGTCTTTCATGCTAAACCGCTTCAAATCATCCAACCTTAATTTAGCAAAAGTCCTGTCGGCTGGCTTACACATATAAAGAGCCTGAAACATCCAGCCAAGATTCTTCTTTTCCCAAGTATTCTTAATAGCCAGTAATTTCTCGGTGGGTATCATTTCCTCGCAAACACTTTTGCCTGTTTTTTCATCAAGCGCAGGAAAGATAAACTTATGCCAAGACTCATCATCTTCTCTTAATCCAATTGGGTCTTTCTCGCACCATCTCGTCTGAATGATAATCTCGGCACAATTTGAGGTAGTGTTTATACGGGTATTATGCACAGTCTCAATGAATAGGTCAAGTTTATCTAAGTATGTTTCAGACAGGGCTTCCTCTGGGTCTTTGATAGGGTCGTCAAGGATGGCGGCTTTGTTGCATCCACGTCCGGTGATTGTGCCCTTAATTCCTGCACCAAAATATGTGGAGATAGTCGTGCCGTCAAGTTGCCATGACATTTTAGATGATGCCTTGGGGTCTGTCTTCACATTGGGAAATACAACCTTATATTCATCCATGTTAAGCGTGTCTAACACCGCCTTAGACAAATCCATTGCAAGGTTGTCATTATAACAGTTCCGCATAAACGAGCCGTCGGGGTCATGGCCAAGCCACCACGCAATCCATAAACTACAAGTCCTACTTTTCCCAGCGCGAGGAAAGAAAGAGATAAGCACCTTTCTCAATTCGCCCGTGGTAACTCGCCTGAGAATCTCTGAAAGCTCTATGAGCGGTATTTTCTCATCTGTATAGAAGTCTGGATATAAGTATTTCAAGAACTCCCAGAAACCATATTCAGCGTGTGGCGAGAACTTTAACTGAAGCTCATCGCATTTCTGTCGCTCTCTGCGTTGCTTCTCAAGGATAAACTCCTCTTGCGTGAAAGTAAGGTCAGGCATTAACTCTCCACCTCTTCATAATCTGTCTCTATCGCCTGTGCGCCACCGTTGTTAATCTGATATTCAACTTGCTTGAAGTCCTCGTCAGATAGTTCTTGCAACTTGACACTTCTGTTGTCGGCTTGCTTATTCGCCAACTCCAACTTAACGAGTATCTCCTTCGCCCCTTCGCCACCAGCAATTTTCTGAAGCACGTCAACAATCTTGGTGATATCAGACATCTTAACCTGCTTACGCATAGACAGCGGCTTATTGTTAGCAATATCATCAGCCTGCACCTTGTCTATATAATCCAGCTCTCTATTGATTATCTTAAATGCCTTCAAGCCCATGTTATTGAGAACCTTCACAAAGTTCTTAACTGAACTCTTTGCCTCGCTGGTCGCTATATCCTCTTGAATCTGTTGTTTCTTCTCAATGTAAGATTGCCGTTGTTGAATCCAAGACTTGCCCCGGTTAATTGGGTCATTCAAGTCATTAGCCTTAGACAGAATCAGTGGCTTGGAAACGCCGTGAATCTTGGCAAGCTCATCAAACGAGGGATAGCTGGGATTCAGCACATAATCAGCCCTGATTTTATCCCAGTCTATTGTCTTTATGTTAGCCATGCTTCACCGCTCACATCTTCACCATTGCGCTTAACGGAATAATCCAGCCCTGCCTCTTTCATATAGTTTACCCACCGTAATACAATCACGTCACAGTAATGCTCATCCAGTTCGGCGCCACAACATGTCCTGCCAAGCTCCTGCGCTGCTATTAGCCTAGTTCCAGAGCCAAGAAAGGCGTCATACACAATATCC